GTCTTCTTCCGATTCACCTATGATGATTTCTTCATCTTCACTGGTAGTGCTAGAAGATTCCACGTTGGAAGTCTTTGCTTTAAGGGGATTTATCTCATCAGAAAGCGTTTTTTGAGATACTACATTATCAACTGATTCCCCTAACTCTTGCACAACGTTGGACTTATCAAGAACAGATTCACCATTATTCTTCAATGCTTTGAAATCAGCACCATCCTTGTTGATTTTAGCGACATAGTCTTCTTCCGATTCACCTATGATGATTTCTTCATCTTCACTGGTAGTGCTAGAAGATTCCACGTTGGAAGTCTTGTTATATAAGTCGCTGAGTTTAGTGCTTACGGCTTTCTGAGACATAACCTTATCCTCAGCCTCGCCTGATTCTTGGACAATACTCTCCTTATCTGCCTTCTTGTCAAGTGCAGTGTTAACAGTCTCCTTGTCTGCCTTCTTGTCAAGTGCAGTGTTAACAGTCTCCTTGTCCGCCTTCTTGCCAAGCTCGGTGTTAACAGTCTCCTTGTCCGCCTTCTTGCCAAGTTCAACTTCCTGCTGCTTGGCAATATCCGCAAGACCAGCGAGAGCACCGCCTACCCTCATGGCTGTGTTCTCGCCCACCTGCGTAGCGTTCTTGACCGCTTCCGCCTGCTGTTTAATTTCGTCTGTTGTTTCCATAATTAATCTCCTATTGCGTGAATGTGTGCCCTCGTTCCTCGCTGTGCCTTCACTTCTCCTTTCGAGGTGAATGCCTTGAGATATTCGAGTGCATCTGATAAATATCTTTCTGCCATGTCCATGATGTCGTTGTACTGCTTGTTGCTCGATACATCTTGAATATGGTCTGAATAATCGTCTCTGTGGCGCATTCCACCAGCTCGGCTTACAATTGTGCCATCGGCACGGAAAAGCCTCGCATACGTGAAATAAGCGAGTGCTTTGCGTATTCCGCTGGTGTACTTCTGCACCTTGATGTCGTCTTGGCTGCAATCGCCCTTCTTGGTGGTGTATTCTCCACCGTCCAGGAAGACCGCAGGCTGGAAATCGGGCAATACCGAATCACCCCACTCTCCCTGCTCGGTCGCTGCCTTGAACCGTTCCCACCCGATGGCTGGTATGATGTTCGTGTCCTCGCATTCACGAATGTATGCGTTCACTTCATCCTCATCTAGGTGTGCGCTGGTCGGTCGTGCCAGTTCCCGGAACTGTCCTACCGTGATAAGTTGTTTTCTTGTCGGTTCTCCCATAGGCTCAATCAATTAATCTATCGTATTATTCCCTGCCGCCTCGCTGCTGATATACTTCAACGGCTGTAGCTTGGGGTCTAGGTTCTGAATGGCTGGATCGTGCCAGTTCTTGAAAATCTTCTTGAATGCTCGCTCGATGAAACGCTGCTCTGTCGTTACCTCTCCAGCATAGTACTCGTAGGCATCCTGCATAACTTGTCCGCTGAATCCCAGCTTGCCAATACGGATTGAGTAGAAGAGTTCTTGGTGGAACTGTGCGTAGATGCGCTCGATGACGCTGCTGTCGGTCACGGAAAACTCCTTGTCGAAGTTCTTCGTAGGGAAAGCCACAACCTTCGGTTCGTCTTCCTCGTTCTCCACCTCGACAGCTAGAATCTTCGCTGTGCTCTCGTCCCCTTGGAACTGCAAAAGGTCTTCATCGGAAATCATCTGTCCGCTCTCCACCTCTTCGCCTTTCTCGTTGAACTTAGGCACGCCCTTCTTGGTTACGAGCATACACGATACGAGGAAGTTGTTGCGGACGTTTCTCATCTTCACGTTGCCCAGTCCCTCATCGGTCGAAATCTCCGTGATGGCAGAATCGTAGCTGGCTGTCGGATAGATAAACTTTCCGTCTAGGCTCTGCCACAGAATCTGTCCCTTGTAGCTGTCGATGCCGCCAGCGTTCTCAATCTGTTCAAGAACGATGTCGGGGTCGGGGTTGAAAACGTTGATGCGCTCAATAGTCTTCTCGTTCACCATCAACCGCTTGCCGTTCCTCGTTTTCTTCTGTTCCCAGTCTGGGTGCAGCAAGACGTGCGCCACGTTCCCCTTGTCGTCCGTCTCTTCCAGTCGGCAATTTTCAAAGGGCACGTGGCTCACGCTCGACACCTGCCCGAGAACGTTGTAGTTCACGTGAAGGGCGAAGCCTCCAAACCTCGCAAGGTCGCCCGATACGTTCCGAAGCAAATCGTCTGCCGTGTCCCCTTGCAGGTTCATCGCTAACGCTGCGATAACATCGCTGTCGAAGCCGTAGCCCTCAATGAATCGGGCGTAGCGGTTAAGGCAGAGCATTGCCGTTCCGCTGGCTTCCGTGATGCGTGCGAGGTTCTGCGGATATAGATTATCATATCCGTAGGCTTGCATCTTGAATCGGCTCACGTAGCCAATATCAACCCTTCGTTTCGGCTTCTTAACTGTCTTTACGTTCATCTTGCTTGTGTCGTTTTACCTGTTGTTTTATTACTCTTCCTTGCCTGCTTTCTCGGCTTGGTCGAGGTCTTTTTTCTTGTCGCTGCCTGCTGGCGGCTGTTTGTTCTCGATAAGTTCCTCGCTGGGTATCTTCTGAAAGTAGCTCTCCATGTGTGGGTACTTCGTCAGATATTCGTGCGCGACCTTGTCGGTCAGGTTCTCATTAGTGAAAATCTTACCATTGTAGAAATCCGGGCAGGAAATGATGAAGCCTGCCTTCATTACGTAATTACATTGCTTTGGCATAGCCTTTTCTTTTTTGAGTTTTAGATAAATTTCAATCAAAGCATCGTGGTAACACTGCTGGCAGGTTGTCGGTACAAACCGCTTCCGTGTTACCTCGAAATATAGAGTTTCGATAACTGCCTTGTCGGATGCGTTAAAGGGACTGTCAAACCGTTCCTTCAACTCCCCGACCTTGGCTGTTGCTTCCTCGTAGGTCATAGCTTAACCTCCTACTGCTGCTGTTGTCAGACTGGCGTACTTGGCTGCCGTTGTCTCGCTGTCGGTGTCGAAGAAGAAATAAGCTGATTTTGGTACGCTCTCCTCTTCCAGCGTGATAAGCCATCCGCCCTCGGTATCGTCCGAGTACTTGTCGTTCTCGCCTGCGCTTGCCTTCAATGCCTGCGCATATCCGAATACTTGGTACTCTGCCTTTCCGTCCGCTCCCTTTGAAAGGTTGCGCAGGATGATAACGAACTTTCCGTTCGCCAATCCGTCAATGATATTGGCGCAAACGTCAGGTGTGTTTGCCAATACCACGACTGCCACGGTGTTCTTCCAGCTGTTGCGGTACGTACCAACGGTAAGTTCTGTCTTGGTTCCAGTGAATGGCTTGCTGCCCTCCTGCCGGATAGCGTATGCCTTCTTGCCAGTCTTCAGCACCAATGTTTTGATTGTATTACCCACGACAACGGACTTGGTAAAGTCGATGTCGTCTCGGTTGATGATAAGTCCATCGCCCTCCAATCCCTTTGTTACCTGGTCTTCGCAAGGGATGATGATGTCCTGGGCGATAAGGCTCTCGCAAGTTGTTGCCATATTAATTCGTTTTAAAATTGTTATATCCCCAACACCGTTTTGTGGGTGTTGAGGATTTGTAAACTTAATACTTGATGAAGATATGGAGCGATTAGTAAGCTGCGTGGATCATATTCTCTTCGAGGAGAGCCGTGCCAATCTTACCAGTTGAGTAGATGTAGTTTCTACGCTCCTTGTGGTCGAACCAAGCATCCAGCTCACTAATGAGCGAATCCTGCGGTGTGCCGACCATCAGCTGCTTAGGGTTACAGAAGGCCATACGATGAGGAAGGTTGTACGCTGTTGCGCCTTTCTCATAGCCCTTAATCATTCTGTCCCAAATGCTGACACTGGCAATTTTAATGCCGTTGTAGGTCGATGTTTGGAAGCCATCGAAGACCTTCTCCCAGGGCATAATGTCGTGGTACGTCTTCTTGATGTCGTAAGTCAATGCGTCAGCCAGCGAGCGTGTCATAAGAAGCACAGCGTTCGGATCATCGATGATGCGTGAGTCCACGTTCATAAGCATCTTGTCTACAAGGTCGGTTGCCACACCCTGCTTGCGGATTGCCGCAATCTGCTCCGCCATCGTGGCTTCCTTGTTGGCTGCAATCTCGGTGCGGTTCTTTGTGGCTGTAGCTGCGAAAATTTTCTTGAAGAGACCATCGCAAGTGGTAAAGTACTCCTTCTTCAAGCCATCGGTCAGCTTGCCGCCCTCGGAAACAGTCTGCGCATCCTCAGCACCAAACCAGCCGAAACGCCAAACCATCTGCTTCATAGCACGCTCCAGTGCATCGGTGTAGATTACCATGAAGTCGGTGCTGGTGAGGTCTCCAATGTCTGTGCCGGTCTTTAAGCTGTACTCTGCGATTGAGCCTTTCAGCGAATCATAGCAAATCTTGATTGGTACTTGCCAGTCGCCAAGCTTCCAGCGCGCCAAGTTGTTGGCGATGCCCTTCTCGTCATACGTTGGGTCGCAACCGCTGCCAGCCTTGCCGACCATCTCCATCTCACCAATGGTGGCGATAGGGTCTCCGTCCTTGACCTTAGTAATGGTGACGAAATCCGCAATGTCCTCATCCTTGTAGAATGTCTCCTGAACGGCATCCTTGATGGTCTTCAGATTTTCGGGTTCGAGGACAAAGTTCTCGAACTGCTTTACATCAAAAGTATTACTCATAATTTATAACTATCTAATTTGTTTTTTACTTGATTTCTTACAACGTTTTAGTCCTTACTTGGTCGCTTCTTGAAACGATAAGCCTTGACCTTCTCGCTGATAGTCTTTGCGTCCGCCTTAACGTCCACCTGCTCTCCTGCACCCTTGCCGCTTGGCTGTCGCTGTGCTGGCTGGTAGTGGCTGCTGAAGCCTGCCAGCACCTTCTCAGCACCGCCTGCCATCTTCACGGCATTCAGGATGCGCATATCCTCCTTGCTCTTCGCAAGTTTCTGTGCGCTTGCCAGCTGTGCCTTGGTGTCGTTCAACTGCTGTTTGAGTGTTGCTACCTGCTGCTGCAACTTGGCTACGGTGTCGTTGTCGGTGCTTGATGCGCTGCCGCCCTCACCGCCCTCATTGTCGGTGTTGTCTGCGGTCTGAATGTCGGTGATTACACCATCCTCGACAACGATTGTCTTACCGTCCGGCATTTCAAACGTTCCGTCCGGACTTGCCTTGTCGCCAACCTGCGGGTCTCCCTCCTCACGCTCTACGGTCAGTGTCTGTCCGTCCACTGTGTTGAGTTCCATCGCCTTTGGCTCTACCTTGGCTTGTGGCTCTGCCACCGCCTGCTCTGCTTCCTCCAGTGTCTTCACGCCCAACTTTGCGAGAATTTTGTCGAGGAGAGAAGCCTTTACTTCTGTTTTCTTCTCCATTGCTTTTGGATTTTGTTGTTTTGAATTAATGAATTGCTCTATGTTGCGCTTTGATGCGCTTGCGCTGATTGGTGCAACTGTGCTGCTGATAAGACCTAGGCGCAAAGCCTCGCTGGTGCTGATGAAGATGTCCTTATCCATCAAGGCTTGAATCTCTTCCCGGTCGCACTCGCACCGCTCTACGTATGCGTCCACCATCTTGTCCTGCCACATCTGCATTTCCTCGCTCTGGTTCTTCAAGTCCTTTGCGTTCAGCTGGTCGCCCAGACACCAGCCAGGAACCCACGGATTGTGCAGGAGAAAGGCAGCGTTCTCGTATGCCTTGCGGCTCTCCTTTGGTGCTGCCAGCATAATGATTGTTGCCATACTAGCAGCCTTGCCCTCAATGGTGCAGGTTATCTTCTTGCCGCTCTGTCGCAGTCGGTCGTAAATCGCCCAGCCTTCGACAACCGAGCCGCCATTGCAGAAGATACGCATATCGATTGTGTCATCATCCTTCGGTATGCTTGCCGCAAAAACATCTATATCCTGGAAACATACGCAGTCACCACCCCACCATTGATACCAAAACTTATTGTCTTGGCTATCGATGTCGTTGTATATTCTGAGTTTTGCCATTGAAACGTTATTTTTAAGTTTTAAAACGCTGCAAAGATACGATTATTTTCGATATGTTTATCTCTTAAACAGTTAATTTTCCTAAACAAGCCGAAAATTTGCGCTCTAAGCGAGTTTTACCGTCTTGGGTGTGTAACTTTACCACATTCGACCAAAAACCGCTCAGAACGCAAATCTTGATGAAATAACTCCCCTTTAAAGCCTGCCGATATTCTCTATCGTCTGCACTCTCCGCTGGGTGCGGTTTATCTCTTCAACGCTCACTACTGGCTGGGGAGCCATCTGATACCCTCTTGCTACCGCTGCCGCAAGCATATCCATACCGATGTTGCTGCCTCCGTTGTTAACTACGATAGGCACGCCACCTCCCAGTTGATTAAATGCCGAGAGGATAGGACTAAACATTGAAGTAGCCTTGGCGGTCATTACGCTCTCGCCATTGGATAGCCTTGCCGGGATGCTGTCGCTCGTTCCAGTGCCCGAGCCTTGGACGTAGCCACCAGTGGAGAAGCCCTTGACGAGTGCTTTTGCCGCTGCAAACGCTGCCTTAAGCAATGCAAGCTTTGCTGCTGCGCTCGCCACACCAGCAAATCCTAATTTAACCAAGTCTTTGCCTAGGATTTCAACGTATTGCGCTTCCATAGCTATCTCGGTAGCATCCAAAAAAGAAATAAGCAAAGATTTCAGAAAAGAATGAAAAGACTTCTCTTCGCTATTGAAAAAATCAACAAAAGCATCTCCAACCGCCAATATGTAGTTTTTCGCATTTTGAAGCTGTTCCTCTGTCAGTTTATTCTTTTCCTCATTCTTGTTTTTCTCGATTTCCACCTCTGTATCCGAAAGTTCCTGCTGTAGCTGATTCTGCACGGCTGCATAGTCCTTGTATGCGTCCAGCTTACTCTGAAGGAAAGCCTTGTATCTCTCAAGCTTGGCTGCATCGTCTTCCTCTCCAGTGCCACCGTTCATAATGTCCGCATCCCTGCGTGCCTTCTCTGCTTCCTCGAACTCCTTGTTGAGTTCGTCCACAATCTCCTTTGCTTGGTTCTTCAAGTCCGCCTTCGCCTTAATCATAATGTCGAGCAGCTTAGCCTGCATTTCCTGCGCCTTTTCTGCTCCTATCTCTCCAGCCGCCACGTATGCGTCAATGCTTCGTGCCACCATATCCTTCTCCAGCTGTTCGAGGTCGTTGCTGTAGTCTCGCTCGTTGTCGTACATACCTGCGAGGTATCGCTTCTTAGCGTCCATTACTTGCTCGTTGTACTTGTGCTGAATAAGCGCAATCGCTTTCTGCAATTCCTTTTCCTGCTTCTTCCTGCGCTCAGCTTCCTCCTTTGCCGCCTTGTCGGCTGCTGCCTTCTCCTTCTTGGTCTTAGGGGTAGTGCTGGCGATATTAGTGCCGTCCTTGAGCTTTGTTTTGTCGGTTATGGCGGTCGCCATGGATGGCGCATCTGCGCTGACTGGTATCTTGATGTTAGCATGGTTAAAAGTATTCTTCATGCCACCCACGATAGCATCAGCCATTCCGCTGCCGAATTTCTTCAAGTCTCCCCAAGCCTCCTTCACGGTATTGCCAAGACCCGAAAAGATGGAGTTGAAGCCGTCTCGCATCTTCTTCACGTCAAAGGAGAAAAAGCCCTCAAACATCTGCAACAGTCCCCTCACTGGTCTTGCAACAAGCTTAATGGCATCTATGATGATATTGAAGGCAACCAAGGCAACCTGCCCGACAGACTTAAACGCAAAGCCTATCAACTGAATCAATCCCCTAAATGCCACGCTTTGGTTATAAAGGTTGATAATCGCCCTCAATAGTTTCGTTAGATGGTTGCTCACGAATGTTGCCGTCTGAGCCTTCATCATTTCAAAGCCACCACCAGTAACGTCAAAGAGTGCACTTGCGGTATCCTTCAAACGCTTGTTGGCTTCCACCTGCTTTTCCTGAGCCTTGGCAACATCACTGGATTGTTCCTTGACCTTATCCATGTTCATCTCAATGTCTCCGAGGGTCTCGATGTACTTTAGTCCTGCATCCTCGCCAGGACCTCCAAATATATCTGCGATGGCTGTTCCTACCTTGGCTGATGAAGCAGGGAACTCCTTTAGCTTGTTACCGACCTCCTGCATGATGTCGAATGTGGTCTTGCTACCGTTTTGCAGTTCTTTCTGAACTTTCTCGCTTGATATACCTATGCCATCCAATGCGGCTGCTGTTGCGGTAGTCATCTCTCGAAGTCTAAGATTACCCTCCTTGATGGTGTCAAGACCCTTATCAGAGAATATTCCCTGCTTGGTGGCGTTGGTTGAAATTGCCACGAATTGCTCCGCATTCAATCCAGCCTCCTTCAGGTACGTTGGGTATTCCTTCACGTTCTCTAGGAACTCATCACTAGCATTCGCACCAGCCACAAAGCCATCTTGCAAGAGCTTTAGCGATTCTGATACACTGATGCCAAACTGCTTGCTCATTACATTTGCGGATTGCAAGGTTTCGCCAAAATCCACGCCAAACGTCTCGCTGATTGCCAAGGCTTGATTTCTCACTGATTTCATTTCGTCACCGAAAAGCCCAGTGAACTGCATTGTCTTGCGTGTGGCTTCCTCTATGCCCTTGTTGTAGTCATAGAACCATTTGAAAGCCATTCCGACACCTGCCACACCTGCCATAGCGAGGAAATAAGGGTTGGTCAATAAGGAAAGAGCCGTATTTTTCAACGCACCAAACTTTACCCTTAGGTCTTCAACGGACTTTCCCATTTCCATGACCTTTCCGATTCCAGTATCATCAACAACATCAAAACCGAAAAACTCGGTGTTCTGTAGGTCGTCAGCCGCCTTCATCATGGAATCGTAATAGCTGCCGACACTGCGCTGAAATCTTCCAGTAGCCTCCTCAGCCTCTTTCAGCTCCTCTATCAAGTCTTGGATATGCTCCTGCATCTCCTGACCCTTGGAACTATCACGCTCGGCACGGCTCATCTCATCGTAAGCCTTGGTGGCATTTGAAAGCTGGGCACGCAGCTGCTTCAAGCTGCCTTCCTGCTCGTTCTCTGTGCGCACGTTGTTCTGTATCTCCTTCCGCAAAGTGCGAACGTTGTACTGGTACTCCTTGATGGTTGCGTTGATGGCTTCCGTCTGCACCTTCATTTCGTTGGTCGTGATGGTCTTGTCTTTTTCCTGCTGCTGCAAGTCCTTGATGGATTGCTTTAGCTGGTCAATTTTCTCCTTGTATCTGATGATGCCATAGATTGCATCCTCGTACTTGACCTTGATGTCAAGTATCTGCTGTTTGTCTTCACTTACCATAGTTTTTTGTCTTTTAGTTGTTCAACTCTATCATTGTAACCTCGCAATATCCGCTGTTTGTTGTCTTGATTTCGAGAACCGCAAAATACGCTCCGTACTGCGCAAGGTACACTGGCTTCGTTTCGTCAAAGTTCAGTATCTCCAAATCAGAAAGGTTGAACCGCTCCACAATCTGGTGTGGGGTCGCCACCGTCTTTCTCAACTTTTCCAGCTTGCTGTCGAAGATACCTTGCAGGTCGATGTTGAAAGCCAATACCGCATAGCCGGCATCGTCCTTAGTAAGGTTCACGATTCGGTCTTTGCATGCCTTGTACTTGGTGGCAGTCTGTACTGTTAACGTAGTTCTACCAAAGTAGCGTTGCGTACTCTCCCACTCGTATATCGGTATGCGGTTTCCGTCCGTGGCTGCGAAAGGCAGCGTGCAAACGTCCTGCGTATATTCCAGCGTCTTGTTGTCTATCTCCATATCCGCATCGTGCTTCCGAAATACGGTGTCGTCTTCCTTCCACTTGTAGATATTGTGCTGGCAGTAGTCCTCTACGCTGAAATCGGTCTGCCTTGGATGGTTGCAGGCTTCGCTTGGGATGAGCTTCTTCGTCCAGTCCACCGCTTGCGCCTTGGCTTCCCATAGGCTCACGATGTCCGCAAACGCAAGTCTGCCATCGGTGAATCGCTGGCTTGGGAACGTTGATGTCAGAATACAGATACACTTCAGAAAATCCGTTACCTTGATGCCTGGCAGGTTCTTGCCGATAGGGAAATTACCTCCGTAGGGTACTTCATCGCTCTGACTGATGCTTGCAGAAATGCGTCCGTTGTACCCACGTAGCCCTCGCAAGGTTCCCTTTCCGTAATGCTTGAACTCGAAGGTCACGATGTCGCCCTCTTCAAGTTGAATCTCCCCTCGCCCTGCTGCAAGGTGTATGAACCGTCCGTTTACCTTGTCCGAGCCGTAGTCTGTAATATACCTTCTAGAAGAAGCATCATCTTCGTCTATCTCCTTGCCTGCGATGTATGTCTTGGTGTACTCGCTTTCCTCTTGGTCGCTCGTATGCTTTGAAACAACCTTGATTTCAACGTAGCAAGGATCATACTGATATACTCCGTTCCATTCGGTAGAGCCTTCGTAAGAGTTTCCGACATGCCCATTCGGGCGTGCATTCGATGCGTCCCACGACCAGTTCATCTGAACATCGAAAATCATCGTGCAGGCAATCTTTACTTTCAGCTGGCTGTATCTGGTCGCAAGTTCCAGCCCATCGAAGACCTCCGATAGGCTCGTTGGCTGGAATCCGAGAATGCCGAGGTTCGTTGTTGCGATGAAAGTACCCTCAAAGCTGCCTACTACCGTCTGTGCATCTGCCTTCCTTGTAATCAATGGGACAGCAAGCCCCTTGATGGTTTCTTTCGCCTGGCTGCTCCATCCGAATGCAACCCCGGTCTGTGCCGTGATAAGGTCTAGGATATATTGTGCCGTCACGCTTGGCTGGATTGCTCCCTTGTCGGCATAGCCAAAAGAGCCACCTCCACCAAATGAACCGCCTCCGCCAAACGTACCACCGCCCGAAGAAGTCTGTACTTCCCTGCTGCTGGCTTTCGCCCGGTTCTCCGTCTCGCTCTTAACTTGAATGGTCGTACCAGTGCTGTATTCCTTGATTGCGTTGATGACAAGCCACTCTGCCGTGGCTGGTGCTTGAAGGTCTATATCGATTGGCTCACTCTCGCTGGTGTACTTCACGCTGTATGGTGCGAATCTCGATGTCTTGTATTGTGTTCCGCCCGATACGTAGTAGTTACTTTCAGAACCATCGCCTGCTATCCAGTAGAGCATTCCGCTCTTTGATGGCTTCACGTAGATGAGCCTTCCAGCCTGCTTATACCTGGTTACGTTCACCGTGATTTCTGTTCCACCCTTGCCTGCTGGTATGTCTTCAACTCCCCAGGCTTCCGTAAACCCGGTGGCAGGGTCGTAGCTTCCGTATTCCACCTGCCCTGCTGGTGCTTCGTCCATCAATGCAAATCTGATGCTGATAGTCGTCATAGCTGTTTTCGTGTCTCCACTGGCGCAAAGGATGCCTGCGCCTATTGTTGCTGGCAAAATCGGGTCGGGTGCTGGTATGGTCGGATTGGTTTCCGCCTCGGTTGTTCCTGCATCCGCAGCAAGGCTCACGATGTTCTTGTTTGTGTCTAGTATTGCCCAGGTTCGATAATCCCCCTTTCCCAACACCTTGTTGATGGTCGCTCTCATTCCAGCTTCGAAAGGTATGATTGCGCACAAGTAGGTCTCATCGGTCAACACCTCGCCCGACACGTACTTCCCGACCTCTGTTCCTGTTCTTATCTTACCGTCAACGAGTGAATATGTCGTGTTGCTGTTTCCTCCAACGTTGCGGTCATAACCCTGCCACTCCTCGCTTGATGTCTTGACCGCTGCAGCGTCATAGGTTCCATAGAAAACTCCCTCGGAAATCGCCTTCTCGTAGGTGTAGGAGCTGTTGTTTCTGTTGAACCGCAGATACTTCGTGCAATTTAACTCGTTCAGTTTCAAGTCAGACGATTGAAGCGTTGACAGTGCCTGGAACAATCCCCAATAAATCGAAATTTCGATGGTTTCCTTTACGCTCAGGACGCTTGCTCTTCCGTTGCGGATAATCTCCAGTCCGTTACGGAAATAACGTGCTGTGTGGAAAATATAGGGGTATTTGCTGCTTGTGCTCGGTTTTCCTGCAAACTCCAGCACCGCCATATTGTGTGCTGTCTTGGGCAGGTTGATGGTGTATGTCGTGTTGGCGGTCATTTTCGTGATGTCACGGAAAAGGTTGCTCTTGATGTCGAGCGTGATTGCCGATTCCTCGCTCATATCCATCAAGATGCCATCGATGTAAAGTTGCTGGTCTGTCATAGCTGCTGAATCTGTGTATTGTTAATAACTAGGTTGCAGACGAAATCCTGCAACTCTGCTGTTGTCTTGGTGTAGGTTCCTGCCTTGATTGTCACGCTCTGCCAGTTGTTGCCCCCGAGGTACATATCAACAACCGGGCTGCTTGCCACGTCTTGCAGGAAATCGAACGTCTCGCTGTCCACAAGCGGTGCGCAAAGCGGTATGGTGTCCTCCCTGCTGTAGCCCTGCCGCCTGCCGTTCGCTCCGAGGTAGCCGAATATCGTATCGTCATACTCTCCGAGGTTGTTGCGAATGAAGCTGGTGTCGCTGCTTATCGCCCTGCTCTCATCGCCTTGCGTGAATAGCCAGTAACGGTAGAAGCCGTGTCTGTCTATCCATCGCAGGTAAATGCCCTTCTCTGTGTCGTTTCTTTCTATCCTTGCAAGGAGAGACTGCTTGCCACCGACCGCCATAGCAAAGGTAAGGTCGAAAACGTCCGTGAACGTTCCCTGCTCTATCTTTCCATCATAGTCGTAGATGTTCCAGTACCTAGCCTTGCCGGGCAGAACGCTGGCGTTGATGTCCACGATGCCAGCGATGCCCGGCTTAACTAACTTGTTTGGTGCTCCCTCGTAGCCGACAAGTATCTGGGAAGCAGCATTGGTATAAAGACCAAAGGAGAATGGAAAATGCGTGAACCAAGTGAGCCTCTTGAATCCGTTCCACGTCTCGCCTGCCCTCATCGCTCCCCACACGTAGAAGGTCGTGTAGCTGAATGTCGCGATGTCGCTCCCCTCTCTGTTCTTGACCTTCACGGAAATATTGAACACTGCCCCGAGGTTGCTCTGCTGGCTCACCTTTGTGTAGTCAAGGTTCCCGAAGCTGATTCCATCGAAGAGTGCCTGCACATATTCCCGGTAGTCCATAATGCAGTTATCTGCAAACGCTTCCACGCTGTACGTGTGCGACCTGGTCTCCCTGCTGATGGTTGTCTCGATGCTCGCAACGCCCGAGCCGCTCGCCTTGATGATGCAGGGAAGGAAAGCGAAGCCTACAGCGTCCGCATACTTAATCGTGATGCCGTTTTTCGTTGTCTGTCTCATACCGTCTCATTGTTAAGTTTGATACTTCCCACCGACTGGTGGATTAAGAAAATAAGTCTCTGCCCCAACCGCTTCATCGTATCGGGCACAACGTTGCTGTAAACGTCAGCTCTGCCGCCAGTGCGGTGAAGTCTAGAACCCTTGTTGGCGATGGTGTGGGCGATTGCCCCTGCCATACTCATATCGCCACGCTCTTGCGGTGTGTACTTGTGCGGTCGCTGGGTCTTGTAGGGGATAGGTGTGCCGTGCAGTCCCTTGTCCTTCATCCACTGACGGATGATGCCACGGAAGCCGTATGGTATCTTTCCTGCCCTTCGTCCGGTCTCCAGTACTCCGAATGGCTTGTGTCCCCAAAGGATGGTTTCATCCTCGCTGGGCTGCTCCACCTTTAGGCTCGCTATGGTGCGCCCCGATGCGTTCTGTCCGTTGATTCTGATGTGGTTGATGATAAGCTGCCGTGCTCTCTCCACTTCCTCCCTCATTATCAGCGATGCCGCCTTGGAGTCGAATTGAATACCTCCCTTGCTCATACCACACACCCTCCTATGCTCTGTGTCAGTTGCAGGGAGTACATTACGCCCGACACGATCGTGCTCAAACGCTCGATGATTGTCTCGTAGTACTGCTGCCCTTCCAATGGTTCGAACTGGTGCGACTGGTTGATGGCTCGTATCATCCTTGCCCCTGACACCTTCATTCGGTCGATGCACTCTCCGTTGTCTTCTCCTTCCGCTCCCCTCGGTACGGTGTCGAGATAAGCCAGGGCAACGTTCACGGTGTCGTAAACCCTGCCGTTGCGTATCTCTGTCGTGCCGCTGGCTGGGATGATGCACACGATGGCTGGGTAGCTCAGCTTCTCCAGCTTGGTGTCTGCTGTGTCCCAGTCCTCGAAAAGGTAGGTGTAGTCTGGTAGCGTGTCTGCTGCCAACTGTTTCAATGTTTCTCTGATTGTTGCCATAATTATCTGGATTTACGTTTCATCTCCTCCGCCTGCAACTTTTGCAGGTTCCGCTCGTAGAGACTTCTCTTGTTGTCCATCTCCATACACTTGTAGATGCGGAGCCACGGTGTCTTCAATACCTGGTCGTGGTCGCTGATGCCCATCCTCACTGCATACCAATCCAGCATGCCGAACAAACCGAAGCGCAGGGTGTCGATGCCTGCCTCCTTCTCCAGTCGTGTTGGCTTCGCTGTGTCTGTGCTCTCGAAGAGCTTGTTGATGCGCTCCACCTCGGCTGTTACCCAGCCGATGAGCATAACGACATCAACCGCCCTAGCCTGCTCCACTTCCTTGTGGCTCAGACCGAGGACGGTTGTCACTATCTGATACAGACTTTCCTCGCTGTCCGATAGCTGGGATAGGTCTATTAGCTGTCCGATGGATAGCTGATTGAGATTGTCGGGCACTTGTTTCTCCCCGACAAAAGCTGGTCGTGGCTGCTTGCCGATTTTATAGCTGGTGTGCCTTGCCACTGCCAGCCAGTACTTGAATGTGGTGTTCTTATCCATACGCTTTATAATTTTGTCGTAGTTATTGTCTCAATACGTGCGCCCTAGCCGTTCCGTGGCTTGCTACGGATAGCTTCTTCAAAGCTACGTATCGTATTGCGTCTATGCCGTGGTTGAATGCGTCTATAGGCTGGTTCGTTGTCTCTCCATCCCTTGACTTCTTCCACTTGTATTGCTGCATATTCTCGATGATGCCGTGGCTTCGTCTGGTTATGTTGATGCGGAAACGCTTCAAAATGTCGATGCCGTTGTTGATACTGTCCTTTCCCTTGGTGCTTGGTATTATCCACAGCCCTTGGTTGTGTATCTCCTGAATGCTCTTAGGCTCTGCCGAGTCCGCAATGATAAGGTCTCGTTTCGTCAGTTCTTGCTCCTTGCATCGGTCTGCGATGTCTTCGTTCGTCAGCCCCGGCTGGTAGATTTCCTCATCCACCCACAACTCTCCGTGCGCCAATATAAGGTGCTCCAGTGCCGTTGGGTCATTGGTAAATCCGAAGTCCAACCCCCTGCACTCCATCTTCCACTCCTCCCTTGATGGCAGCTTGTCAACGATGCCCCAGTTGGTGAAGATAAGCCCGGTTATCTTTCCGGTCAGTCCTCTAGCGTACACTCGCCAAAGTTCGGGGTCGTCAATCTCTTCTATTTTCTTGTGTTCCTGCTCAGTCAGGAATCGGTTGTTTCGGTGGTCGCTCAGTATCAAACGGCAGTCATCCCTTCCGATGATGTTGTTGTGCACCCAGAAGCGTGCGCTAGGATTGTAATCTATGAACACCTGCTTTCGGGTTCGGATAGCAAGCTGCCAAAACACTTCGTAGGGCACACCGTTCGCCTCGTTCACGAACAGGTAGTCTCGCTTGCCGTTCTTGGCATCCTGCGCATCCTGGTAGCTCTTGAACTCGATGATTGAGCCGTTCTTTCCTCTATAGCTGCTGTCGCTCTTGTTGTTCTTGAACCAGTCCAGCAGCTCTGCCCTTGTGTGCAGGATTGTGTCGAGGTCTCGCATGGCTCCCACCTTCAAGTTCGGGAGGTCTTGACCGCACACCGTGATAATTGCCATGGGGTGTTCAAAAGAAAGCACTATAAGACGCTGCATGATGGTGTATGTCTTCCCCGAGGACGTGCCTCCTTGGTTCACAAGAAACCTTGGCTTCACGTCCGCATTCGGGGCATACAGTTCACCAATAACGTCAAATAGTGCCATTCTTTCAAACAATAAAAACTTAAAACAAAAATTATGGTAAAAAAATTATTCTTTATCCAATCCCTCACGCTCGATTACTTCCTGCTCGCTGGATGCACACTGGTGCCCCGAATTGATGTAGCGTACCTCGATGCCGCCTTGGAATCCTGCGTTCAAATCAAGAACGACCTTATCAAGTCCGAGCAGCTTGCAGATTTGCGTCTCTGCCTTGATGATGATGTCTAGGTAGCGTGGTTCTCCGAATCCTCGCTTTTCTGCATCGTACATTACCGCCTTGATGGTCTCGATTGAAACCTGCTTCCCTCGCTCATCTACGATTGGAAGTCCCTGCTGGGTCGATTTCTTTTCGTGGTAGTCTTCCTTGGATTTCTCCCAGGCATCCCAGGCTTCACGTATTACCAGCTTCAATCTTGCGACCTCGCTCGTAATCTTTGCATCGGTGTCGGTCAGTCTCTCTTCCCTCCACTCCTTCAATAACCGCTGAATGTCGCAGTGTGCCTGGTTGTACTTCGGGCTGTCGAGACGCTTGCGAACCTCTGCCGTGATTTCTCGCTCCGTCCATCCCTTGCGGTATAATGGCGCGATAATCTGCAGGCGATTCTCTATGTCAATGCGCTGCGCCCTTCGCTTGTTGTTGTTACCTTGTGGCATATTTTGATTTCTTGAAATTTACTTGATTTTTTATAAAAATTCATCTTGAAAAACTTGCATATTTCAAATAAATTTCGTATCTTTGCAAACGTAATAAGGGAAGTGTCCTTACTTACTGAAACCCTCCGAGGATGAGGGAAAAGTAAAATGAAATCCCAAAGTCTTATGAACGTACTGAAAATTTCATTAAAGATTTGGAAAATAGAAATCTTATCATTTACGATTAGATTATTCTAAGCTCCAAGGGGTGGTGCTCGAACCACCACCCCACTTTGGGATTTCGTTTGCAAATTTACGAATTATTTTTCATATCACCAAATTTTTAACATTATGAGTACTACGAATGAAACTACCTCCAGGTCTTGGGGAGGTGCTCGCAATGGTGCAGGGCGAACGAAGAAATACGCTGCGACATTCTATTTCGGTGCTACCGAGGACGTGGCTAACATCTTGGCAGGGGTCGATAAGAAAGACCGCAGCGGCTTCATCAACCAGTGTATTCTCAAGGCGATGGGCAGGGGTTAAACTCCTGCCTTTTTTCGTTTCCGCTCCCTTGGAGGTTATTTTGTGCGAATTTTGCGCACACGGCTCGAACGTTTCAACCACGCTTAGTTATGCGCATAGCTTGAGAACGTGCCGCATACGCCCGCATATCGTCTCATCCGTTTATTATCTCCCATTCCCCGGTGGCTTTTACCAGTTGCGCCATCGGTGCTTGGTCTGAGTACTCGCAGCTTGGGTCTTGGTTATCCCATTGGGCGATGAACCGCGACTTAGGGAAAGCCATCCGCAAGCAGATGACGGTCTCACCGCTGCCAGTCGGTATGGTGTAGGTGTGCCCCTCCTTGATGGTGTCGGAAAGGATGATTCTGTATTCTGCTGCCAGTTGGTTCATCATATCCATTGGCAGGTGTCCGCTCGTTGCATCGAAGGAATCGGGGAAGGTGTTGCGTATCTCGTTCATACTCCACCAGCGGTTCGCACTCAGGTCGCCACCGGGCGATATTTCCACGCAGGGGATTCCGGCATCCTTGATGGCTCTTGATGCGTTGCCGCAGGAAAAGCAGACGCAGCGGTCGATGTGGTTCTCTTCCATGTGCCGCTTGATGATGTGGGCACGGATAGTCTTCGCACTTCTGCTGATGTCAATCGTCTGTGCCTTGTCCATCCTGCCCTCCTTTCTCTGCTGGTTGCTCTTCCTCGCCTGCTGGCGGTGCTACGCTGTTGAAGGTGTCAGCAAGCTGCTGTGCTTCTTCCTCGTTGTATTCGATGGGCTGGAAATGGTCTTGAACGTGTTTCGGGTCGCCCTTGTAGAATACCAGGACGTTGGAGTGCATCTTTTCGGGCTGTCGCATATCCTCGAACGTCTTCTTGATTTCGTCCATTTCGCCTTTATAGAAAACGAGCACGTTCTGGTGGCACTTCTGTGTCTTGCGGCTTTTCATACCGCCATTGGCTCTAAGGCATCGGGACGCGACCTGCTCGATCAAGATAAGTTCGTTATAATAGTGAAGACCGAGCCGCAGGAAGGTGGAGATATTGTCGCCAACGAAATTTCGGTACTCTCCGTTCTTCTTGTTTCGCACCTCTCCAATCTTGACAACCAGGAATGAACCGTCCTTCATCTTATCCACGCATTGCTTGAAGATGTTCTCGTACTGGCTCATAAACTCCTCGTATGTGCCGAGTGCGCTCATATCCTCCTTGCTATAGACTTCGAGGTCGTAATATGGTGGCGAGGTGAAGCAGAGGTCGAAATCGCTGTCTTTGATTATCTGCCCGATGTTGTTAGAGTCACCGCAGAAATATTTCACGCTTCCGTAGTCCTTGGTCGCTTCTGTGTTGATGTCGACCTGCTCCTTGCGGATTTCCACGGCTTGGTAGTCGTAGCCCAGCGTACCAGCGACAACGCCCTTGGTCTGTTCCCCTCCGAATGGGTCGATAATCTTTCCGTGTGGCTTGCAGAACCATCGCATAATGATTTCTGCCAGTACTGGGTCGAAAAGGCTTGTACCTTGCGCCAATACGCTACGGTCTGCCTTGGCTTTCTCTTCGGGCGATACGTAGTTCTCGAGATACTCATCGAAAGAGATGCCTTTTTCTTTTCTGAACTTCTCGCTCTTGGAGTAGAGTTCCTTGTATCGCATTTCCTTGGAACGGACGAGGGTCTGTTCACGGCTTGCCCCGATGTCCTTGCTGGAAACGATGGCACGCCATTGCTTCTTGCGCTCAAACCAGTAGCCTTGGCGTGTGTCGAGGATTGAGAAGGGAGGAACGACAAACTTATCCACTAGGCTTGGTTTCGGTGCTCCTTCTCCTTCCGTTGGAGCATTGCCCCCCTGCTTTTGTTCCTCACTCATTTCTGCCATACCGAGAATCCATTGAGGGATTGCCCAGTCCGTCAGCGGCTGGTCGCTGAACTGGTTCGCCAGTGCTTCTGTGTTCCAGTCTCCGAATCCAGCATTATCCTTGATGATGAATTCTTTCTTCTGTGCTTCCGTGAGGTCTGATGCCTTGACTATCGTTGCAGTCGGCTGCTCCTTCCACTGGCTCCAGTAGTTGGCGATTGCCAGCTTCTCTGCATCGGTCAGTCGCTGGTCGGTGTCGAGAACGTCCATAATGGCTTCGGGTGTCATACTCACGATGTGGCAGAGTGCCCTCGTTCTCATATTGCCACCCAGTGCCTTGTAGGTCTCATCCACGACTATCGGGCGAAGCTGGAGCATCTTCGGGAAGACGAGGATGCTCTTTACCAGCTTTTGGAAGTTCGCCTCTGTTATGGTTCTCGGGTTCGCTTCGTTCTCGCTGACCCTCGATAGTGCGATTTCTTCTGTTTTCATTTTCTTCTTGTTTTAAGTTCGAATTAATGCTTATTTGGTAAACATTGGCGCAAAGATACGACTTTTTCGCTTTAGTTGTTCGTTCTTCGCACGTTTTTAACTTTTTCCAACACTTCGTTTTATTTTATCCGTCAAAGGCTCTGATGGTCTTCTGAAGGGTTGTCAGTGGCTTCTTTGGCTTGACCTTGACCGGGTATCCTGCGCACACCCACGCGAGGAGAAGTGCGTCTCTCTGGTCTTGGTTCATTCTCGGGAGCTTTCCGTCTGGGCTGATGAAGTAGGCGATTTCGTCTTGTGTTATTTTTCCGTCTTTACCCTTCCAGCACTTCTTCAGCGGCTTGATAATCTCGTAGGGGATATTGTAATGCTCGCAGCATTCTACGATAAGGATTCCGGTCTGATGATTCATACCGGTTGAGCGTCCGATGGCTGCTGCCTTGACTGCCGTCATAAATCTGTTTAGTACGTGCCAGTTGCTCTTGTTGAGCCAGCCGCCTTCAATGACGACCTTAACCTTCTTACAACTCTCGTTCATCGCCTTGAGGTAATCTATCAAAGCCGGGAAGTTCATTTTATAGGCGAGAAACTTCTTGTCGTCAAATACTGCTCCGACACCGCTTTCCTTGATGTCTGGGTCGATGCCGATTATAACTGTTCCTTTTTCCATTTCGTTTTACTTTTGTTTTATTTTTGATTTTCTTTTTCTGTTATTTTCTTGAAATTTTCGTTCTAAGCCGTTATCTCTGTGTCTGTGGGTAGTTGTTCGGGTTGCGGAATCCTACGTGCGTGTGTGCGCTTGTGCGCTAGCTCCCTACTATTCCTATCCTCTACCCTATAGTCCCTTCTCCTTTCATCGTCTTGCAGGCTTGAAACGGAAAAATCGAGGGAGTGCCTGGCGATTTGCAAAATAAAGAATATCTCGTACCGAATGAGTTTATCCTACAAACACTCCCTCTTTGTGTTGCAGGAAGTTCCCGATGTTCCTTGTTTCGGGATTCCTGAACTTAGCTGTCTTCTGTTATTTCATTTCTTCGTGTTCCACCTCGCTTTCTTTTTTATCGGAATGAATGCCGAACGACTCTCGTCTTTCCGAGCTGCCAGATTAATAATTTAAGTGATTACATTGAGCGCAAACAATACAGTCTCAAATGTGTTAAACTTGATGTTATTTGCCGTTTGCGGTCGTTCATTCGCTGGTTAAGTACTTATCTTGCTGCTTTGAGCAAGGATTGTTCCTTCTTTCTCCTTACACGCTCTGCAAGCCACTTGAAGTGCTCTGCCGCCTGCGAATCACGGAAAATGGAAGCCTGCGCTTCAAGGCTTACCCTATCCAGCTTCTTTCTTTCGGCTTCAATCTTCCGCAGCTCCTTCTGCTTGTCGTTGTAGCCCTTGACCTTTTCGGGGTTCGCCTTTCTCCATTCGCTCGCACGCTCGATCATCCTCTTCCGGTTCTTGCGGTAATACTCATTGTATATCAATTTTTATTATTATCTTTGCATAAAATTACAACATCAGGGTGTGGAATAAGACCGACTACTCATTAGTCCCACAGATCGTAAACTATGTTCCGTCCCCACACCCTTACATCAGAATCTGGATAGTTCAAAGGGCATAGACCCCGTATTTGCAATGATAGCTCATGATGTATAGATGTTTGTTTAAATATAAATATTACGACTATGACTTACGTAGGAATTGATGTCAGCAAGGCAACTTTCGTTGTCGCTTACTCATCTGCCAAAGGCAGTGAAACCAAAACTTTCAAGAATACCGTCAAAGGTATTCGAGAGTTTATCCAGACCATATCTCCAAAAGAGAACCATTGTGTATTGGAAGCAACAGGCAACTACAGTATGTTACTTGTTTATTTGCTCTCCAAGGCAGGTTTTGTTGTCAGTATGGAGAATCCTCTGAAGATAAAGAACTTTGCACGTGTCATGCTCTCAGTTGTCAAGACTGATGAGATTGATGCTCGCCTCATAGCCTTATATGGTGAGAGAATGCAGCCTGCTCCATTCAAACTTCGCAATGACTCCATCTTGTTGCTTAAGCAGAAACGCACTGTATTGCGTCAACTAAAGAAGCAACTTACAGCCAACACAAACCTAGAAGGTTCGCTTAAAGTCCTGCCATTCATTGATTCTAAAAGCAAGAAGGTTCTTGAAAAGACCATCAAGTTTCTACAGAAACAAATCAAAGAAATGGAGGAAGAGTTAACCTCCTTGGCTGAGATTGAGTACAAGAAACAGATGGATTTGCTCACATCCATTAAGGGAATTGGAGCGACACTTGCAGCAGCACTCATAATTGCCACAGGTGGATTCACCTACTTTGATAACGCCAAGCAACTTACTCGATACTTGGGATTGTCGCCTACTTACCAACAGTCTGGTACGTCAGTCAATGTCAAAGGTCACATCAATCGCAATGGAGATGCTCACTTGCGAAGCCAGCTTTATATAGGAGCCATGGCATCATTACGGTGCAACACCGAATGCAAGGCATGCTTTGAACGATTGCGATCTAACGGCAAGCCTGGGAAAGTTGCAATCATTGCCGTTGCAAACAAACTCATTAGGCAAGCCTTCGCTGTGGTAACACAAGAGAAGCCCTATGTTGATGGGTATAAGTCTGTAAAGCCATAAACCATCTCTCCTGCTGAGGGAACGCCTTGGCGGCTAGGGGCTGAGCAGTCAGCCCCGACGAGCCTCTATGTACCTACGAAAAAGCATATTTATGCTAAATTTCGTTAACAGTATTCGTTTTTTTTATTATAGTTCAT